ATGTTTTGCTTATCTCTACTAATCTTACGTCGATAATAGGCCCTCCTCCCGGTGCTTTTTTAGTGCCGCCACCTGTACCACCACCTCCTGTACCACCACCTTTACCACCACCTGTACCACCACCTCCTGTACCACCACCTTTACCACCACCTTTACCACCACCTTTACCACCACCTTTACCACCACCTCCTAAAGATACTATTTTAGCGCCTCCTGTATCACCACCTCCTAATGCAGTTGTGGCTACTTCCGGAGTTATACTAGCTACTTCTGAGGGGGATGGTGCGGCTACTTCCGGAGTTATATTAGCTACTCCTGCGGGGGATGATGCAATTACTTTTGGTTTTTTAGGTTTTGTTTCTTTTTTAGGTTTAACGTTCGATGGAGATGATGCTATATGTTTTTCAAGGAATCCTTCTTGTAGTATTTGATCGGCGTTTAATCCTGTTTTTTTGTATATTAATTTTTCAAGATCTGTCTCTTCGTATAACTCTCCTTTTTCTGTTATAGCTTTCTTACCTATATTTACCCCTCCTATATATCTTATAATATTTGCAATGTCACCCTTCCCTAAATCTTTCAAAGAAGTATCATCGGATCCTAATGCTTTTTGTATAGATTCTTTATTTAGGTCTCTTTCTTCATTTTTAGCGGCTGTTTTTGAAATTTCAGTGCCTGTTATTTTAGAAATAATCGGAGAGGAAGGGGCGTGAGGCGCATTTGCTTTTTTATTACGTATCCTGACATTTGCATTATGTACACTTAATCCTTCTGCTTCTATTTTGCTTTTTATCCTGTCCTGAAGCGATATCATTGCAGGACTAAAAGAAAGACCTTTTTCTTTTAGTATGTCTTGTTCACCTAAATAATATTGATTATTTTTTTGTCTAGAATGTAAATACGCCGAATTTTCTCCTATAATAAATAAAGCGCCATCTATATATCTTAAACTCGTTGTAATAGAATCTATATAACCGGTAGAATCTGTAGCTGTTTTTGACCGCTCTATGTATTTATCTATCCTTTTTATTTCATTTTTAGTAGCTGCTATGTAACTTTTAGCAGTTTCGTATTTTTTATAATCCTCTTGCCATAAAACATCAGTAGCTTTTGCTGCTTTTTTAGTTAGTTCGCTATTTTTAGCTTCTTTTTGATAATTAGCATGTATTTTAGCTAATTTTTCGTGTCCTTTATCTAAGTTAGTCTCTAATTTCTCTAAGTCATCAAGAATACCTGCCATGTAATTTTTAATCTCCGTCAGCTTCATTTCTACTCAATTTAAATGATATATACTATCTATACTTTTTAAAATGTTTATTATTAGAATCAGAATCATGTTTTAAAGATTGTAGACGTTGTAATCTTTGGGCTCTTAGATTTTTTAATTTTTCATCTTCCTTCGCAGCATTATACATTCTACCCACCATTTTTAATTGAGTAGGAATGGCTAATAATGAAAAAAGGGAGGAGAGAATCCCCTCCCTAACTTCTTTCATTCTATCTTCTTGATTTTTTGGATGCTTTTTTATTTGCTTCATTTCTCTCTTCATAAGCTTCTAATAATCTATTGTAAAAGAATTTTCTAATAAATATAGGCATGTCCATCAAATCATTATATGTAAATCCTTTTCCATAATGAATTAGTTGAAAAACTTCTTCATATATGTACTGTCTATCTCTCGAGGTCAGGCCAAAAAAATCTTTCATCGAAAACCACTGGAGTGCGAAATGGCTCCCCGGTGTACCGGTCTATCACTTCTACGTTAAAATCTACATCCGGTTGAATTTTACTCAAGAAAGATCTAATAGCTCTACTATCCGCTGCTAGTAAGTCTGTGTCAATGTAGTTTCTAATGTACACTAAGTCAACATTATTATCAAGAGCGACAATCATGTGCTTCAATCTCAATGTTAGTAAGCCCGGATCTTTTCCTACTTTCTCGTAAGATTTAACAATAGCGTCAATTTCCTTATCTTCTTTTCCTGTTAATAACTTAACATGAACTTCTTTTTTAGATTTAGGTAAGGTTAATTTAAATAAATTGCTATTTCTAGTTACTAATACAGATTCGTCAATCGGTTTAGGCTTTAATTCACTTAAATTGATTGTTGTGTCCTGTGTATTACCTGATGGTGTGGTAACTTGGATTACGTACTCATCTCCATAAGCTGCAATCCTAGAGGCAATCATAATGGCATTCTTGTCCCCAACTAGTAAATCATCCCAATCAATCTCTGATACTAGCAAGTTACGGAACATTCTTTCAATAGCCGTTCCTTGCATAATATAATTTTGATTGGTTAAGATATCTTCGTCTTTAGCTGTCATGTATCTTAATTCTACTTGACCCGAAGATAGGGGGTTTTCTTTAGGGTAAAAAAGACCTCTGGATGGTAAATCTACTATTAATGTAGTCTGATTTAGTCCTTGAGGGACAGTTGGAATAACCGGAATAGGAATTTCCATACCGTCTTCACTAGGACTTTGATTAAATGTAACTTCTCTGTCTGGTTTCATAATATTTATGTTTATTTAATTTTATGCTAATATTCTTATTTTAAAAGTTTTAGTTGAACATACGCATGGCGTTTGACATGTTTCCTAATTGACTAAGGGATTTAACAGAGTTAGGAAGCGGATTTGTTGCTAGCTCTTTGAAAGTTTCTCCTGTATTATAAGGAAGAATCTTTCGTTCGTTAGCGTCCTTTATTAACGCATAATCATACATAATTGTTACAGATACGGTAGATAAAGAATCGTCTGACATGTCTAAATCTCCCCATTTGACCGCGGAAACATACGCACCATGTATCTCCCATCTTTCTGACTGGACATTTGTTCTAGGCATTAATGTTTCTAATACTAATGTTTTCTTATATGTTTCTAATGCATATTCTCTTCCTTCTATGTAATTTGAGTGTGTATTTAATATCCATTCATATATTAAAACAGATGAATCATTCTTCACTTCCTCTGAACTAGATAGAGGGTCTACAAATGGATTATTAGCCGCTCTAGGGGAAAATCTATGCGCCGCTACTGGATCGTATAGTACAATCTCTATCGGATCCCATGTCATCTTACCTTTAAAGTTCGTCTTTGTATTTATATACTGTAATTCTATATTATCGTAGGTAAATCCTGGCTTAGTTGCTGATTTTACTAAATATGTTGGGATATATATTCCTGCTACATCTAAATAGAGGACAAACCTATTTTTTAATTTAGGCTCAAAGTAAGCAAAAGGTCTATACTGAGTATATTCCGAAGCTCCGGTCATAACCATCTCCTTATTAGATAGTACTTCCTTTTTCTGTCTAAATATCGGCGTAGATTTAGCCATTTCTTTTTATAATAAATATACTAAAAACTTAAAATTAATACAAAACAAGTAAAACTAGTTCCTTCCGCCGCCGCCAATCAAATTACCTAATGCACTTATTCCGGCATTAGCGGCTGCTTGAGCGGCTCCCTTTCCAATATTTATGGCTGCGTCCCCTAATTGTTTTCCTAAATTAGCGCCTCCGCCATCTAATCCAGGCCCTTCTACATCAGGAAGTTTCACCTTACTTCCTCTAACCATGGCGTAATCATATACTATTGTTCCTTCCATCAATACTAAATCATCACTAGACATGTCAAATTCTCCCCATTTAATAGAATCAAAAAATGCTCCTACTAATACGAAAGAGTCCATGACATCTCCATGAGGCGATAATGATCTTAAATATAATGTTCTTTTATATTCATGTATAAAACCATCTTCTCCCGGAGTTAAAAGATTAAAGGATGTTCCCGTTGTGCCGGAGTTATGATGATAGTTATTAATGTAATCATGTAACATTTTGGCGCCATTATCTTCAATTGGATCATAAAAACGTATTGTTATGGGCTGCCATCTTGATTTTCCTTTAACGTGAAATTCTGTATTTATGTAATCTACTGTGATATGATTATTCTCTAAAGTAGGTCTTTCTGCTGATTTTATGGCATACGTAGGAAAAAAAGGACCGAAAGGGTCTGCTTGCATATACAGCTCAAAGCGCATTTGCTGCTTTGGGTTAAAATACTTAAAAGGTTTGTGTGTAAATGCCATGTGTATTTTATAAGCACAGAGGTGCATTGGTGCACCTCTGTGGTTTATTAATAATTACCCCGCGTTAGGTCTTGTTACAGGTACTGATGCGTCTACGTCACGAACCAATACATTTGCATTTTGAACAGGTGGCATAGTTGCGTAATCATAAGTTATAGTTAAATCCAACATGTTTAAATCATCTGAAGATAAATCCATGTTTCCCCACTTAGCGTCTGCAATAAAAGCTCCGTATAATAGAAACTGATCTACAGCATCTCCATGAGGGCTAACTGCCTCAAATCTTAAAGTTCTCTTATATTCCCAGATATATCCATCTTCTCCGGGAGTTACTAGTCCCGTGCCAGTTTGAAGTAATCCAGAATTATGATGAAGTTTACTAATCCAGTCGTGCAAAAGTCTAGCGCCATTTACTTCAATTGGGTCATATAATGTTACAGAGATATCTTGCCACCTAGATTTACCTTTAACCTTAAATTCTGTATTGATATAATCTACAGTTACTGGATTTTGATCTAGCGAGGGCCTATCCGCTGTTTTAACCATATAAGTAGGGATGTCCATTCCTCTATCATTAATATAGAGGACGTATCTCATCTGCTGCTTAGGATTAAAATATTTAAATGGGGAGTTTATAAATGCCATTTTATTTTATTTTTTTTGTTTATTCATTATCACCAGGGAAAGAAGCTCCTGTAGGTAACACAAAGAAATCTAAGATTATGAATTCCGCAGTTCTAGTCGGTTTTAAATAAATATTACCTCTTAGCTCATTTCTGTCAAGAACATCGGGAGTGTTATTGGATTCATCCATAATTACTCTAAAGTCATATAAACCTTGATTTCTTCTAACACTTTCCAAGTAAGGTTCAACAATACTTAAGAATCTAAGTCTTGTTTCTTTGGTGTTTTGTTCAAACACTAAATACCTAGAAGATGATGCGATGAATTTTTTAGCAGTGATTAATAGCCTTCTTACGTTAATCCTATCGAGTGCAGATCTTTTCTTTTGTAAAGTTTTCTGTCCCCATACAACTACACCTTCTCTTGGATAAGTAGCAATAGGATTAATATTGTACGTATAAAGTCTATCTCTATCTCCTAAAGTTAATTTTCTTTCTGCCTGTAGAGCTACGTCAATGGCACCTCTATTTAAACCGGCTGGAGCATACCAAGGAAACTGTACGTAGTCATTGAATGCAATAACTCCTGATACTACAGTGGATGGTGGAACCCATACATTTCTTCCTAAGTCAGCGTCAGCTATTTGTACCCATGGATAGTAGTAAGCAGCATAAGAAGTATTTCTTGCTAAGGCTGCGTTTATAGCTTGTCCAATAGTATCGCCGTATCTAGTTGGGTCAATTACCATGAAAATATCTCCTCGATTTTCAATCATGGCAATCGCTTTTGTTATAATTTCACCATGTTGTTCACCTACTCCGTCAATAATTCCGGGTATAAGTAACATGTTGATATCATATTCATCTGCATTAGCTAAAATGTCAATAGCATCCATATAAGCAGTTGAACCAGAAGCTCCCCCCGCTAAATCATCTAAATTAAATCCTTGACTGTTTTGTCCGCTAATTTTATCAAAGAATGATCTAGGATGTTTTACATATCCATCTGAACCTCCTGAGAAAGTACCAGATACTTCAGCAGGTAAACTACTAGAGAACGCGGCAACTCT